AAATCTTGATGGAATAATTCTTAATTATAATGTAATCAATTAGTTTTGAGAATTCATGTAATCAATTAAATCTGGATGGAATAATTCTTAAAACGAAATGCCCCAGGATGCCCGGTTCAAGAAGGACCTTGCACGGTACTATAAGACACTTGATGAACTAATTAAGGAATTTAATTTAAATTAAGATATGTCTCTTTATGATTTTTTGAATAGCAAAGGATGTGAAATGAAAGAAGGCGGGTGCTGCGATGTACCGCAACAAGAAGAGGATCTGGCTGAACTGGTAAATAGACCAGGAATATTAAATGTAATGGAAATTGGTTTCAACGCGGGAAGTTCTGCAGATGTTTTTCTGAAAAATAATAAAAAAATAAATTTAACTTCTTTTGACTTGGGCGAACACTCATATGCACGTGTCGCAAAAGAATATATAGATGCCACGTACCCCGGGAGACACACACTTGTGATAGGTGACAGTACTAAAACAATTCCAGAATTTATTTGTAATGTAAAATTTGATCTTATATTCATCGATGGAGGGCACGACTACGAAGTGGCGAAGGCAGATGTCGACAACTGCCGCCGCTTGTCCCATGAAAATACTATTCTTATCGTTGATGATACTTTGTTTAAAGACGGGTGGTGGGACCCTTGGACCATCGGCCCCACAAAAGTTTGGCTGGAAAATAAAAAACAAAATAAAATTATTGAATTGTCTAGACACGAGTATCGTCCAGGGCGTGGAATGTCAGTTGGTCGTTATATGTCTTAGGAACAAAAAACAATAAAAAAATAATGTTTGTAAAAATCTTCAGAGCCATGTATGACCGTGAAGGTTGCTTTTCATAACATTATTTGCATTTGCTCCTCGGTTGAGAAGTTCCTTGACAACTGGTAAACGACTTGATTCGGCGGCGTAGAAAATGGGTCGGAAACCACTATTACCTGGTGAATTAACTTTTGCTCCTCGGTTGAGAAGTTCCTTGACTTTTTTGAGGTTTCCATTCATCGCTGCTCTACGGAGTTGCATATCCATACCATTACTAAAGAAAATTAGTACTTCTCGTACATCAAGTTCTTGCGATATTTCACTGGAACGGACATTGCACGGCAGATATTGTCCCACCGAGGCCGGGGGACTTCCTTTGGAAGCCAGACCTTGGGAAAACCATACTTGAAACATTCCATTGGAACGTCTGGAATCAGGACACTGCGAGGCTGTGGAGTTGAACGCCTGAACGCATCGCACATATCTGGAGTAAACTTGTAGATTCTATCCTTAGAATAAAGACTCATCATGTGACCGCCTTGGTCAAGCACAAAATTGCCTTCGGTAGGCGCGTCGTCCATCGGAATGCGATACATATTTGACTGTTCACGTCTAGTTTACTTTCTTAGGAATTACATTACTTAAATTATCACAGATATCTGTAAACTGGTTTCCCTGATTCTGTGTACCCAATGTGCTCAACTCGCCCTGTGCGCAAGTCTTCACGGAGAATGTCTATATTTGTAAATGTCTGTGGAGCCTTCTTGTGGTGTGTGCATGATTCACAGTCACACATGTTTATTTATTTATAATGCATTAAAATAGTTTGCTAGCAATCACATCACATAAAAACACGAGACGCCTGTTCATCATGTCATGGAAAAAGCTCAGTCATGTTGAACACATTCTCAAAAGACCTGATTCATACGTCGGATCATTAGTCAGAGAGACGTCTGAACAGTGGGTAGTACACAAACCCTTTTTCAAAAAGATTACAACAAAGGTTTCACCCGGTCTTGTAAAACTTTTTGATGAAGTTCTTGTAAATGCAATTGATCAACATGCAATCAATCCAAAAAAAACGACTAGAATTGACGTAACAATCCAAGGGGACGTTTTTGCAATCAGAAACAATGGAGATGGAATCCCTCTCTCAATCCATTCAGAGACTGGAATCTGCCTCCCAGAACTCATCTTTGGCCATCTCCTCACCTCTTCAAATTATGATGACACGGAAGAAAGAACAACTGGTGGACGAAATGGATACGGAGCAAAACTCACAAATGTATTCTCAAACAAGTTTACAGTTAGAATTCTGCACAAGAATCAAAAGTACACTCAAAAATGGTTAAAAAACATGTCAGTCTGTGAACCAGGTGTGACAGTTCCAGCGTCAAAAGGGGGATACGTGGATGTTGAATTTCAACCAGACTGGTCACGATTTGAGGGGGGAGATGCACAACTCTCTGATGCAATTAAGATTTTTACAAAACGAGTATGGGACGCAGCGGCGTGTTGTCCAAAATGCCACGTGTACCTCAACGGAGAAAGAATTGAGGTCAAGTCCCTTGAAGACTATGCAAAGATGCACTTTGGAAACGTCCCAGTTGCAGTATTTAATTCTGATGTTATAGTCGGTCATTCTCCGACTGGCTCATTTCAACAAGTTTCATTCGTCAATGGAATTTCAACAACTCAAGGAGGAACTCACGTTGATAGATTTATAAATCAACTTGTTCCAAAACTTGCAACGGGTGTACGACCAGCTCAAATCAAGTCAAGTCTTTTCGTGTTTATGAAGTCGACAATAATCAATCCAACATTCTCGACTCAGACAAAGACTGAATGCACTTCAAGGATTGAGACCACATATGATTTCAAACCCAAGTTTATCAGGGATGTACTAGCTTCTGGAGTTGGCGATGAACTCACAGCAATGGTTGTAGCCAAAACAGAAAAGGAGCTGAAAAAGACTGATGGTTCGAAGAAGAATAAAATTTCAGGAATTCCAAAACTCGATGATGCCAACTGGGCAGGAACTCACAAAAGTCATGAATGCACGCTCATCATCACAGAGGGTGACTCTGCAAAAACTCTGGCTGTAGCAGGACTCTCTGTCGTAGGAAGAAATGCATACGGAGTCTTTCCTCTCCGAGGAAAACCAAGAAACGTAAGAGACGCAAGCGTGAAACAATTGACGGACAACCAAGAGTTTTCTGATTTGAAAAAGATTCTTGGTCTTCAGCATTCTCGTGTCTATACATCACTCAAAGAACTCAGATACGGACGACTCATGATTATGACTGATGCAGATCTCGACGGGTCACACATCAAAGGACTCGTCTTGAATATGATTCATCACTTCTGGCCAAGTCTGATTGACCTCGGGTTTGTAGTTGCAATGGTAACTCCAGTTATCAAGGCTGGAAAGGAGTGGTTCTTCACAGAGGATGCGTACAAGGCGTCACAAATTAGCGGTCTTGTAAAGTACTACAAGGGTCTCGGTACTTCAACTTCTGCAGAAGCCAAAGAGTATTTCAAAATGATTGACCGTCTGACTGTCAAGTTTGTTGCAGATGTTAGAACAAGTGATTCAATGGTTCTAGGTTTTGCAAAGGCAATGGCAGATGCACGAAAGTCGTGGCTCGCAGAACACATGGAGAAGAAGCCTCCAGGAGTAGAGTACGGAAAGATTAAAACGTTGACTGTAACTGATTTTGTACACAAAGACCTGGCAAACTTTTCAGTCGAGGATATTAAACGTTCAATTCCTCACGTTGCAGATGGCCTTAAACCAAGTCAAAGAAAGGTTATCTATGCATGCCTCAAACGAAACCTGACAAAGGATGCAAAGGTGGCTCAATTGAGCGGGTACGTAGCAGAACAAACTGCGTATCATCACGGTGAGGCGAGTCTTCAGGGAACAATCATAGGGCTTGCACAGAATTTTGTAGGATCAAACAACATTAATCTGCTCGAACCAAGCGGTCAGTTTGGAACTCGTCTCATGGGCGGAAAGGATGCAGCCAGCCCTCGATACATCTTCACTCGTCTGGCTGAAAAAACAAGAATCATCTTTGATCAGAGAGATGACGCAGTTCTGAAGTACGTTGCTGAGGATGGACACAATGTAGAACCTGTTTATTACCTGCCTATTATTCCAATGGTTCTGGTAAATGGAGCAGAAGGCATCGGAACAGGGTTTTCATGCTCAATCCCTCCATATGATCCTAATGTCATTCTTCAAAATATCAAAAATACATTGAATGGACGACCAATGATTCCAATGATTCCGTATTTCAGAGGATTCAGAGGAAGTATTCAGCAGACGACAGAACATGCGTGGCTTTTGTCTGGATGCTTTGAACGCCAAGGATCAAAGGTTCATGTCACAGAACTTCCCCCAGGAAAATGGATTCAGGATTACAAGGAATTTTTGGACGGACTCGATGTCAGGTATGAGAATCATTCAACTGAAACACATGCAGACTTTGTCATTTGGACTGAATTGAATGATGCAAAGGCTCTTGGACTCGTCAAGACTATTCATACAAGTAACATGTATCTCATCGGGCCAAAGGGGGCTGTGAAAAAGTATGCAAGTCCAGAGGAGATTCTGGTGGATTACATTGAAATGAGAATGGCATTGTACCGCGACAGAAAGAGGCACTTACTTCTCGAATTGAAGAAACGCGTAGATTCTGAAACTATTCGAGCCAAGTTTATAATTGAAGTTGCAAACAATAGACTCGTTGTGTTCCAAAGGAGTCGTGTGGCAATAGAAGAGGAGATGACTCGTCTAGGGTTTCCTTTGGATCTTCTCGTCTCAGTCAGGACGTATCAGTACACTGCTGAAGAGATTGAAAAGTCCCTCGAGACTATTAAGAAGCTGAATCAGGAAATTGCACACCTCGAATCAATGACCGTGTCGAACATCTGGAAACAAGATATTGATTCAATGTAGATGAGCTTTACAGTTTCTGGATTTTATGGACCTTCTCCGACTGCAAATTCCTTGTCAGTCTACGTGACACAGGCGGGTTCACAAATACGAAAAGGAATGATAATCACAGGGTTGACTGGAATCAATGGAACAGTGACAGTTTCAAACGTAGCTCAGAATGTTTACGGCGACGTTGTAATTAATCCAGGTCCACCTGCAATTTCATTCCCATATGTTGATTACATTATTGCAAATGTATCTCAGTACTCAGAAGTATCTCCAAGTTCATTACTTCAACTTACATTTAGTCTTGCGCCACAGACTTTTACTGCAAATGTTTTTCGGGGACCAGTTACAAATACAAATAATTTTACAATTTATATAATTGATAATCCAATTCCAAATATAAATGTTCAAAAATGGAACATAACTGGATTGTCTACTCCTGAATCAGGAATCTTTGACATTGTTGGAAATGTGAATGCATTGTCATCAATGACATTTTCACCTGGGTATTCATACGTTTTGACAAGTAATGGAATTGTCAGAAAACAAACATACTCGTACTCTTTAATTTCAGAAGTTGATCAGCTTCAACTTTTACCAAACCCTGGCATGTTGACAGTTGCGACATTTACTTCTCCAACAGCGACAGTAAAAACTACAAACTACGGAATTTACGATCCTAAAATATTTGATGACACACTGATAAAGGGACAAGCTGGTGAGTTGAGAGATTTAAATTCAAATGTACTCACAGATGTTCCTGCTCCCAGAGAAGCCTACATTGAAATGAAGGGAAGAGGGTTTGGAACAGGTGCTCTCACTGCAATTGCAGCAATTGGAGCACAAGAGAAATACATGTACGGTGGAAAATCAATGTGGATTCCTAAAATAATTCAACACACACCGTTTAGAATTAAACAAAGACTTTTGGATCCTTTAATAACAGGTGGAGGTCTCTTTCTCGATACTACAACCACCTTTTCAGTCAATTTATATCCAAGAGATTGCGGAGACCTTATATCAAACATGTACTTGTCAGTCAGTCTTCCTGCTTTGCCACCAGGGTATGATTACACTCCATTGGTTGGACGAGCTATTTTGCAAAAGGTGGAATTCCTCATTGACGGAAATCCAATTGAAACATTGACAGATGATTGGTACGTTCTAAGAGATCAATTGTTTCTTGATGCAGATGAGAAATTAGCAATGTACCAAGCTGTTAGTGGAGGACAAAACGAGTCTACAAATGTACCTGCTACAAAACCAGTTGTCATGATGATTCCATTGGATTTCTTCTTTTGCAGACGTCACAGTCATGGAAAAATTGGAAGAGAAAAAATAGAAAAACCATTCTTTCCAATGTGCGCAGTTTCAAGACAACTTGTAACAATTCGTTTTTCATTTTGTAATTCTAGTTGGATTACAAACGCTCCAAATGATGTAAATGGAAAACCAATTAATTTAATAAATCCTAGAATTCTTTTGGAAGAAATATACTTGAGCCCCGAAGAAAGAGTCTACTACATGACAAAACAACTCAATTACAAGATTAATCATGTATGGGCAGAAGCAGGTCTCCCGTATAAAAATGGAAATGCAGTCCTGAATTTAACTGCAGCATTTCCTGTATCCATGATTACGTGGTTTGTAAGAAACCGACTTTTTGAAACAAATGATCCAGCATTCTATGCATCTAGATATCAGTACGGGTACAGTACGAGTTACGTTCAGGCTACTGTACCTGTGACATTTTTTAACGGCGTTACAATCAATTTTCTCGATGTCATCCAATCTGCGACTCTTTATCTGAATAATCAAAATGTATTGTCAAACTTTCCAGGTGCATTGTACTACAGTTACAAACAGCCATTGGATCACAATCTTTCTGTCCCTACAAAAAACATTTACATGTATTGTTTTAGTGATAATCCAAAGGAATACAATCAATAGGGTCTTATTGATTTCAGTACACTCAATGCACAGACTACACACTTGGACATTATATTTAATCCATTGTATGCAACCCAAATTCAGCAGTCATATACAATGTACATGTATTATTACGGATACATCAATCTTCAATTTTCAGGCGGACATGCTTCTATTGTGTAAAACTCCTTTTTCATTTATATAATCTATAATTCCATTTACAATTACAAATCGAATGAAATTTAATTGAGCAACAGTTGTTGTAATTCCCATGAATTCAATCCTCTCTGTTCGACAAAATGGATCAAAAAACTTTTTAGAATACCCATCCAGACTTGATTTATAAGCGACATGGACAGTGAATGGCCGTCCTTTTGGTGTCATGTATGTCACACTCGTTTTCCTTGAATAATTTGTTACAAACCATTCCAGATTCCTCAGTGATACACCCTTTTTGTGTTCCAGAATGTCCTTTAGCTGTTTTGCATTTTCTGGAACTTGAAAAAACTTTTTTAAAGACTCTAACAAGAGATTGCTTCTAGAGCAGAGCTCTTCCATAGAGAATTAGTACGTCAAGTTTTTAAACTCGTTAATCAAAAGGTCAACTTTGCACCTCGGCTCTTCAATTGCATCATACAATCGCTCGTACCAATTCTGGTCGAAATGATTCATGAGGTTTGTCTGAACTCTGGAAATGTAATATTCCGGGTTTCTAGGAAAGGGCAAATCCATAGAAGCCCAAACAAATGTGGTTAGGTCATCCCTGCACTCTGGTAGAATGGACATGCTTGGATACTTTTCAATCAAATCTCTGAATGTTGTAAACAAAAAACCATCAATTACATCGAGCGAGTGCTGATCCAACTCGTCAAATTCTTCCCAATACATGAAGTTGATGTGGCTGTTGAGATAAATGTCCGCCATCCCACAGAGGGTGTCCTGAAGTTGATCAACCTCGTTCATTTTTACTTGGTTCTTTACCATACATTGACTCTTCTGGTTTTTACATTACTTCTTTTTTACCATGTACCATGTCGCGGCGGCAGCTACAATTGTCCAGCCAACCAGATGATCCACTTGATTCATTGCATCTATAGTCCCTTGATCCAATTCATCAAACTCCTTCTTGTATCCAGGTGGCTTGAATGGAAGCCAAATGTATCGCCCAAATGGAACTACAGTAGGATGCAGCTTGTCCTGACATTTGTAAGACCAATCATACCAGGCAAGGGCTATGTAAGGGAACCATATAAAGAAGCCAAGTATCCATAGGTTCTTCTTGGGAAGATACCAGTAACTCAAAGACAACAAAAGAGAGAATACAATGCATTTCACGTTAAATACCAAAGGTCGTCCTGGAAAGAGTCCACCAGCCATACAAATTAAAAATATTTGATTATGACAAGATGAGTTCAAATCGTGCATTTGTAAAAAGTCTCGTAGGTGGAGTCAAAGGCTTGAAAAAAAACTATCCACACGTCCCTGAATCAATCCTTCAAAAGGCTCTGAATACATTTCTTCCAAGTACCAAGATTGATGTGAGTGCAAAACATCTTGTACGTAAGGTTGAAAGTCTGTATTCAAATCACCTACTAAACAAAGTAAAGACTGTGACAAAAAAGAGGCGTCTACCAATTGGTTTCTTACGCAAGTATTCTATAAAGACAAAAAAGACGATGAAACCTCGACCTCCGTCGACCATGAACCTCAACCTCAACTTTGGATCTCTTCGTCTATGAGGAATTTACACCCACTCGTCTTTGTACGGATAACAGATTGATAAATCCGTGTAATGTACCCATAGGTGTTTTGAAAATAGTATGTTCCAGGTATTTCAATTATACATGTAAGTGTATCTCCACTGAGAGATCCCTCTGTGAGTTCAGGAAATGTACTCTTTTTTGATTCATCAAAAAACTGAGTAGCCGGC